TAGTAAACAAAGTTCTTGTCGGCGGCAACAGTCTCTTGGGTGTATGTACCTTTTTGGTCTGGGGCTTCATCGAGTGAAAAGGTAGCGTTGTCATCACCGTAAAGAATAAACTTGTTGTTCAGTGTGAAAATGAGTAAGTACCCATTAAGAGACATCAGGGCAGTCACTGGGTCGCCCGTCTTTGGAGACGGTACATAGATAAAGTCAGTACTTGTGAATGTCTCATATTCGGCAAAGTTAGAATAAACAATCTTATTAGGGTCGTCTTTTTCAACTAGCATTAACAAGCCCTTATGCTCGATGATATGAGTATAGTTCGTGGCAACTACTTGGCTTTCGGTAGTGAAGTCCCATTTGCGTAAACCGTCAAAGCCGTTAACGTAGTACACTGTATCGTTAACAGTAGTAAAGCGATAATGTGTAGCCGAAGCATTAAGCCCTGTTTTAATAGCCGTGAGAGCGCCTGTAACGTCGTCTACTGAGTAAAGAGATGTACCGTGGGCAAATAGTGTCTTACTCGTTCCATCACTCTTGTAAGCCCTGTGAAGCCCTATTGTTGCACCTGTAGTGGCGTAGTGTTCCCTAAAGTTCAAAGCGTATGATGTGCTTGCCCATGTGTTTCCACTATCCGTTGAGGTTTTTGCAGTTGTTGCAGAGGTTGTGCTTGACCATTGGTAATTGCCTGTTCCCCCAGCTTGTATGTAAGCAATAATCCAGTAGGCTGTTGTTGAAACTAATACGGGCGCACTGACAAATCTTGCTGTTATATATGCGTAAGAACCCGTGATAGAGCTTGCAGCTATTGAAGAACGACTAAGTAAAGTTCCAGGTTCGCCACTGTCGTTTGACCATAATTCCACCATGACTGTGCCAACTGCACCGTTTGGGTTCTTAATATTCACCTCTACTTTAGATAGACGTCCATTAGCGCCAGCGGTAAAGGTCTGTGCTAGGCGTGTTGTGGTAGTAAATGATTGGTCTGAGGCACCAGTAGTAGAAGTGATAGTCTGGTCTTGTGTCTCACCAGCAGCTGCAGACTTGAAATCAACACCCTTACGTGTGCCATATTCTCCGAGCGTCGATATACGGGCGTTCTGAGCAAGTCGCAACAGGTTAGAGTCACCACTTTTAAATGGTATCTTGTCATTTGATAAAAAGGTATTAAAACCCTTGCTGTAGTCGTTTATTTCAAAGACTTGGCTAGGGCTACCAGTGCTTGCAATCGGTTTAGAAGTTCGTCTTGCCCAAGGCATTTCGGTTTATCCTCATTCTTATTGGTGTACCTACCTGTGGTTGGCTATACTTTACCACAAGCTTCTGTAAGAGTTCGTCGTACTTGTTTTGTAATATTGAGGCTTGGTCGTAGTTATCTTTCACCTGAAGAACCCTGTACGCAGCACCAACTACAAGGACTTCCCTAAACTCACTTGGTACCTCTGGAACATCGTCATCTGTATCAAGTTCCGTTGGCTTTTTAAAGTAGCGCATAGTAGCGGTGAGGGCGTCGTTTGGTGCTGGAGATAACCTAATAGTATCGGCGTAGTAATACCATTGAGTAGGAATACTCGCAGGGTTTATCGTAACATCGTCTGGGTCTGGTGTTGACTGGTCAATCTCACGGACATCGACATAAGTTAGGACACTTTCACGCCCAGAACTTGTAAGCATAATATCTAGTGCCTGAACATAGTTTGCTGGTAGCCCAGTTCCAGAGGTTATGTCTGGGTCATTAGCCGTTAGCACAAAGTTTTCAGATGTTTGCATGAAAGGTAAACGGTATTCGTTAAAAATATCGTTCTGAGTATCGTTTATATAGCCTAGAATTTCAGTACTAGAATAACCCGTATCTCTGATACGTTGTTGCACTCTTGTTATAATGTCGCCAGCAGTATACGCCAAGGTATAACTCCAACGCCCGTATTACTCTTATTATACCAGTTAATTTCTATTTATGATTGCAAGGGGCTTATTACGGTGCAATGTAGCCTTGAGCGCTATTATGAGCTTATGTCTTGTCTACCTTTAATTATACGGTGGTTAGTTACAGTGCCTTAAAGCCTTGTGCTGATACAAACGTGTTCGTGGCAGTAGTAAGGCAGGCCGCCTGAAATGCTGCGTTAGCGGTCAGTTTAAGCGCTGTTGGGAAAGTTACCGTAGCTGAACCGTTGACAGTGGTGATGTTGGCGTTATCGGCATGGACGCCTCACGCAATGTCCGTGTTGCTAACACAGGTACATTCCCGACTCAACTTAACGCATCTCAAAGCAATACGGCTGGTACTATCACGACGTCTAGCTCGACAGTAACGACTACCGATTTAGTTGGTGTTGGAGCGGTTACAGTCCAGATTTCAGGAACATACGCAGGGGTAAACCTAACCTTTGAGGTGACTCTGGACGGTGTTATATGGGTTGGTATATCAGGACAACAAGTCAACGCACTCGGTGCTTTTGATTATATATCCTAGCGTTGTGGGCGAGTATGTCATTATAGTCACCCAACAGCTTAACTGTCTGGCTTTCTAAATGCTTAACAACCACATTACTTACGAGTACAAGTTTACCGCCAGCGTCGTGAACCCTATCCATGTAGTCGTTGTCTTCGTAGGTTCCTATCTCAAAGTCCTCATCGAATAATCCTACCTTATCAATACACTCTCTACTTATAAGCCAACAGACAGCAGGGAAGAACTCAGCCTCTAGTAGGTCGCCAGCTATAGGTTTCGTCTTGTAGTTCTTCATCTCAGTTTTGTCGTTTATTGGACTTGTTATATAGGCATTTGTTGTAGTAGCAGCTTTCATGAGGCGACGAAGCCAGAGTTTATCTGGAAATACATCGTTGCCGATAACACAGACATATTCACCCGTTGCCTCTTTTATGCCTGCATTCATGGAGTTAGAGAAACTTTTGTTGACAGGTAGGTCAATCCTCTTACTTACTATAGGGTGGTCAATCCTCTTAGAGCCAGCATTGACAAGTATTACTTCGGCGTCGTATAAGAGCGTCTGAGAGAGATTATTGAGAAAGTCGGTCGTCATATCCTCTAACTGGTAATAAGCTGTTACAATGCTTATCTTAGTAGTCATACACCATATCTCCATTCCATATGTGTTTATATTTGATTAGTTTATCATTCTCAATTACCATGTTTCTCCTGCCTAGACGTTCCTCGAATACGTTGGTATCTTTCAGGTCAAACAGTGTTTCGTAATCACCAGATTCGCTGTATCGTTTTGTCCAACTCGCTTCATAGTCAACAGCTTCTTTTTTTGATGATACTTCTGGAATGCCGACCTTTTCTAGCCTAGAGCGCTGGTACTTACCTAAATACATGAAGAATGGGCGCTCAGCAAGCGAAACACTCCCCTCAAAATCAAATACATCATCAAGCCAATCTGTTGACTTTAGCACAATAGAATCCTGTAAAAATAAGAACTCATCAATGGTAGTATTCTCTATCACCCACCATATCTTACCAAGTTCGTACTGGTACTGGTCAAGTATGATAACTGGGTACCTTGTGTACCCTTTTAAGCTATCATAGCACTGCTTCGCCCAGTCTGAACGGTCTTTAGTGGTTGCTATTATTATTGCTTTCATGTACTCGCCTCTTAATGTCCGATGTGGATATACCTTTAAAGTATGGGGTGTAAACAAGTGATATGCCATGGTCATCGAGGAAATCAGGAGTAACATCTATCTGCGCAAGGTAGTCTTTCCTTAGCCAGTCCGAACCGATAACTAGAAAGTCAGGGTTAACCTCATCAATAAGTTGTAAGCCAGCGCTCGTATTTTTTACTACGTTATATCCAAGTCTGCGGATAATGTCGGCTCTCTCCTCGTAGGTATAGAGTGTTTCGTTTCCCTTGTACTTCTTTATGAACTCATCAGAGTTTACCCCCACCGTTACATTGCCAAGTTGCTCACAAAACCTGAAAAGATGTGCGTGTCCTGCGTGGACGCTATCGAACGACCCGATGGTGAGAACTTCACTCACGACTTATCCTTTAGTGATTCGATGTAATCGAGGTGTTCAGTATATCCTCGGTCTTTCATAGTTTTTTCGTAGTATTCGGGAAAGTCAACAGATTGGCTTGATGA